TGATTGTGGATAAGGTCGAGGCACTATTGAAAAAGCCGGAACTGCAAGCCAGCGAACCGCCCCTGCTAATCATTGATAAAACAGGGGTAGGGGCTCCGGTTTGTGATATGTTCAATCCCAAATTCATGCAGATGCATGATAATTTTCAAAGCAATATGGTGGCGTTGAATAAGAATGTCATAGAAATTACCATCACAGCAGGCCATACGCCCTCTCGTGTAATTGGGGGCTACCATGTACCAAAAAGGGATCTGGTCTTTGCCCTGCTGGCTATCTACCAGTCACAGCGAATTAAGGTAGCGGAGGCATTGCCACTAGCCGAGCCACTGAAAGGAGAATTAACCAACCTCAAGCTCAAGATAAACGCCAGTGGCCACGATTCTTATTCAGCATGGCGGGAATCTGAGCATGACGACCTGGTTTTGTGCCTGGCTCTATCTGCCTGGTACGGAGAATACAGGTATTCTCGCAGGCACAGGAGAACAGTAGACAAAAACGATAGGAGGAAAAGATAATTGAAGTGCTTATTTTGTGGGGGTGATATAGGAAAAGAGTTACCTGTGCCGGTTAAAATTGTTGAGTTCACGCCGGTAGTACCTTATCTGCCCGGTGTGACGCCAAATAAGCTCGGCAGCACGATTTTAACAGATCGCCTAAGCTGCCAAAAGTGTTACGGTGACATAAAAAAGAATGACCAAGAGATAATCGAAGAGGCAGGGCAGATACCAAATGCTAAATGATCTGGGCTTTATTGGGGATGGTAAACCCTGGCCACCCGAGGATAAAGATGAGGCGGCCAGAATAGCTGAGCACGCGCTCATGAGGCAGATCTACAACGGCCTGCACGACCAGGTTTTCCCGCGCTATGCTGCTTATCTTGCCGACAAAGCCGAGAACGAGCATAAGCAAGTGATTATCCTGGACTGGGCGAACCTGGCAACCACCACCTACCTAAACCTCACATTTGGCGAGCCGATAGAGGTTAAAGCCGAGGCCATGAAGGTTATCCCCAAACGCCCAGATGATCAAGTCCTTATTGATTCCAGCCGCTACGGCCACGGGGCCTATGAAATCTCAGATTCAGGAATAGCGGTTATCAATCCTGAAAATATGTACCTGGTCGTCTCTCCAGCAAACATTCAGGATATAACGCATTTTGTATTATTTGCCAAGTTTAAACAGAAAAATGTTGAAGGCAAAGAATGCGAATACATCAAGTTCACTATTCACTCAAAAGGGCAGATCCAGCACTTGGTATTTGAGATAGCCAGCTCAAAATTGGTGGGGCCGGTGCCGCTCAACAGCTTCCCAGCTTTTGCAGGCATAAAGGCTAATGAATTTGGCATACAAAATCCAGAGGTGGATAGTGTCTTAGTGGTCCATGTGCAAAATCAGCTCTCCAGTGAGCGATATTATGGGTGCTCGGATTACAAGCCATCGATCCTATCTTTAATCGAATCTCTGGAGATTTCTTTTGCGGAGCGGGATGAGGTGCAGTCCGAGTTTACTGCGCCCACACCAATTATCCCGGAGAGTGCCACGGTATTTGACCACAGCTTAGGTGAGTGGGTCTACCGGCCGGGAGAGCCCATATTTACAATGCCCGGAGATGTACCGCCTGGCCTGATGGTCTGGGACGCCCAGCTCGCCCATGTAGAGGCAGCCATTGAGCAGAAGATGGATCAGCTCTTGCAAATGCTCCAGCTCAGCAAGGTTCTTCTCGCCGGCAAGGACGCCGGCACCGCAGAATCCGGGACTGCCCTAAAATTCAGGCTCATCCCCACTCTGGCCCAGGTGGGCAAGTATGCCCGAGCTTCTGAGGAAGCAATTCCAAAAGTGCTGAATCTCTGGTCTCAGTTGCACCCTCCGATTGTGGCAATCAAAGATATTCATGTCCAGCTCAAGGACGGAATACCCGAGGACCAGATTGAGACAGCGAAAGCGGCGCAGCTTTGGGATGCAATGGGCTCAATCTCATTAGAACGCAAGCTCGAACTGCAGGGCCTAAAAGAAGGCAGCGAAGCTTATGAGATAGAATTGGGCAGACTGCGAGGTGTGCAAGCTGTCCTGATTGTACCAAAGAGCAGGCTCCCTCCCCTGGAGCTAAATGGCTAAGCTGACAACTCAGCAATTCTCATTATCAGGTGCCCAAGCAAAGCGCTTGGTGCAAATGTATGAGGGTGCTGAAAAGGATTTGTTAAAAGAGTACAACAACGCCCTCCTTGCTGCAAACAATCCTCAAAAGCTGGCAGATTTACAGCGGAATACCAATCTCATCAGGCAAGAAGTCTTAGCCGGCTGTCGCATCTGGTGTGATGAGGCAATCGAAATGCTCTTTGATCTCGCTGCCTCTGAAGTTGACAAGTCCTTGGGCACTAAAGAAGCCACACCACAGTTTCAGAAAGCCAAAGAAATCTTGGCAGACAATGCTTTTGAGAGCTTCGTGGAAGTCGATTCGGTTATCAAGCGCCGAGTGGAGCAGGTTGTTAGACTTCTCTCCATGGAGCAACTCAAAGGCGAATTATCGGCACGCGACACATTGGAACAGGTGGCCCAGGCTCAGAAAGAAAAGCTGGCAGAACAGGGGATAACCGGATTCAAAGATGCAGCCGGGAAACAGTGGAATATTGTAAGCTACGTAGAAATGCTGGGGCAACTGGTAACAAGGGAGGCCATGATTGAGGGAACTGAGATCAGAGCCCTTGAACATGAGCTGGATTTGGTGCAGATCACCGACGAATACACCAGCTATACCTGCAAAAATTGCCTGAATTGGAAAGGGCAGATCGTGAGCCTGACAGGCAAGACACCTGGCTATCCTACTCTGGATGATGCCAGAGCAGGGGGCATATTTCACCCCAATTGCATCCACAACATACAGATCTTGTAAGCCTCATTTTTAAAATCATAAATTCTATTTTTTTTCGTTAGTAAAGACAGTGAATACGACAAGTTAGGAACGGAGAAAATCCAATGGGAAATGAAGGAAACGCAGGAGAAGGCCAGGGTGGCCAGGGTCAAGGAGCAGGTCAAGGCTCAGGTCAGGGAGTAGGACAAGAAGAGGGCCCGGGCTCTGGTCAGAGTGGCCAGGGTCAAGGAGCAGGCCAAGTAGCAGGACAAGGAGCTGGGCAAGAAGGAAATCAGCAAGAAGAGGCTAACATGAGTTTAGCAGACATCGAAACTGCGCTCGGAATGCCACTCTCAGAAGCAAAGGCTCTCCTGGCAGCTGGCAAGAAGTCCAAAGAGGAGCCGAAGGGCGAGACGCTAAAGGGTGCTGACCTGGAACTGGCCAAGATGAAGGCCCTCATGCAGCGCAATGTTCCATCGGGTCAGATCCCGGTACTGCTGCAATTCCTGAACATTACCGGAACGACTCCTGCCGAGATCAACGCCAGCCTTGATGCCCTGGCTCTGGCCAAAATGCTGCCCCAGGAAGGCCAGCAACAGCAAGACCAGGGGCAGGGCCAGGGGAACGGAGCTGCTCAGGGTGGAGGAAATGCACAAGGGGCTGGGAACCAGGGATTGCAGAATGGAGGCCAGCAGGGAAAGACAATTTGGACTGCGGCAAAGGTCCGGGAACTTCGCAAGTCTGGAACCATAAATGCGGAAGTGCTAGCCGATATTAAGCGAGCAGAAGCAGAAGGACGAGTAAGAGAATGAGGTGGTACTTTGTCTTATGAATCGTTTAAAGAAGAAGTAGTGGCGTTGGAGGTGCAACACCAACTACAAAAGGTGTTAGTTTTTGCCCAGGAAGGCGTGGTTAATCACAATTTTGAGGGGTCCGTAAAGTACGCTAAGAGTGTGCGCCTAACCGGCATCGGCGCAGTCACTGTATTCGATGTAACTGATAATGTCGATATGCCTGACCCTGAAACCATTGCGGATTCAGATACGCATCTGACGATTGATTTCCATAAGGGTTACAACTTCAAGATCCCCAGAAAAGATCAAGCGCAAACCAAAATTGACCTAATGGATGAGGTCAACGTAGAGGCAGCTTATGCTGTGGCTGATGCAGTAGATTTGGCTGTGGCTACTTCTTATGTCGATGCCAGTGCCTCTAATCTGGTGGGCACGGACGCAGCACCCAAGACTCCCAATGTAACGAAGGGGGACGCCTCCAACGTATTCAAGTTAATCACGGACTGCGGAACCAAGCTCAAAAAGTCCAAGGTGCCGGCAGCAATGCCAAAGTGGATGATCATACCTCCCGAGATGGAGGCACTAATTGTAAACGACCTGCACGATCAGGGTTCCAGCGCGCCAACTGTGGCAACTCCGGCAATCTTAAACGGCTCGATTGGCCACATTGGAGGATTTGAGCTACTGGTATCCAACAACGTGCCTAACACCAACGGGACACTGAACAAGATCCTGTTCGGCACCAAGCAGGCCATAACCTTCGCATCTCAGGTAGAAGATACTCGTATCCTGCCGATGGAAAAGCAGTATGCCAGAAAGGTAGACGGGGAGTACGTGTTCGGCAGAAAAGTAGTGAAGCCGGCGTGCTTGGGCGTCATGACCTGCAACTTCAGCTAAAGAGGTGGATAAGATGAATAGGATTCTATATTTTTTGCTAGCCGGTGCTTTGCTCCTAGCCGGTATGGCAGAGGTACAGGCTACAGATACCGCGCTCACGGCTGCCGGGACACTAACGGGTGAGAATAGTTATGTCACGACTGCCTATTGGAGTGCTGCACCCACGAGCACGAATACAAAGTATATCGCCTACGATAGCGCCTACATGTATTTCGTGATTATCAATGCTACAACTGTAGGAACAAGTCCAAAACTGAACATCTTGGCCGGAAATAACCCGCCTGCATTCCGGGCCGAGATAGGCAACCTGGCAATCCCTCTTACAGTCAACCGCTCAGTACTGTGCGGCCCGTTGGAGTCAGCCCGGTTCCTGAACACTACCAAGTATCTCAAGTTCTCGACTACAAACGTAACCACGGCCACTATGGCCATTCTGAAGGTGTTAAGATAGTCCGAGTCTTTAACAAGATCGAAAAGACTGTCTGGGAGATCTCAGATGAGGGCACTCTCAAGCACCTACGGAAATATCCTGAGAGATATGAGATCGGGCCAGCAAAAGAAGATCATCCCAAAGAGATAGACAAGGGTGAGAAGGAAGAAAAGCCGGCAAAGACCGGCAAATAATCTTTTTTTAAATAAACTGATATTCATGAGGACCTATGACCTTAGATGCCTATGTGACTCTGGCAGAAGTAACGACGTATTTAATAGGTGATGACAGGGCAACGGCATTTCATGCCCTGACCGATCAGCAGAAGACCTCTTACCTGAACCGTGCGACTAAAGCTATCGATTCTCAGCCAGTTAGAGGTAAGAAATCTGATATGGGTATAACTGCCGGTGTCCCAGATCAGATAAGAGCTTTCCCCAGGATTATAGACGGCATAATCCTGGACTACAACAGCACAAGCAAAGTTGCAATTGTGCCACCAGATGTCAAAATCGCATGTATCGAAGAAGCTTTAGAGATCTACCGTGCCGGCACAGATGGGAGAAAGTTATTGCAAGATCAGGGTGTGAAGTCATTTGTAATTGGTGGTAAACTTTCTGAAACATTCATTGATGGAGCTGGCAATAGGGGGCTGCTGAGCGCAACGGCCAGGCAGCTTTTGCGCAAGTACATGGGTGCGAGAACAAAATAACTGCTACTGTGATAGACAATTCATTAATTTTTTGCAGGATTTGATGATTTTCAGTCTGGAGGATGCATGGATCAAATTGCCACAGATATACAAGGCGAAGATAACCGAGATATAAAACTGGGTTTGATTATAGGACTTCTCAATCATTTAGTGGAGTCAAATGAAATAGATCATAAATTGATATTTAATCGTCTCGATGAAAGTGATAAAAACACAGTTATATTGAAATTTTCAAGATGTGCTTTCTCGTGGCTTGATAATAACGGAATCATCAAATGGGCAGCAGCAGGCACTTTTGTATTTATAATTGACTGGGTTACACGAAATTTAAGTTAGTGAGGGGGCTAAAAGTGGGCTTATTGGATGCATACCTTGATTCAATGGGTGAATCTGTTATCTGGCGGCACAAAACCGGCGTAGATGCAAATGTTGATCCGGTTTACTCAGATTCTACAATCACTGTTTTGTGGTACGATGAGGTCAAGTCATTTCAGGGCGACGAAGGCAGGCAGTTGCAACAGATTGCCTATATCCTGACCTCAAGCCCGATCCAAAAAGACGACCTAATCATTCGTGGCGGCTTCTCCTGGCCTGTTATAGGACTGGGAAAAGACCCGAGCATGGGAACGGAACAGGTAAGGAAAGCGTATCTAGGGCAGTTCATGATTTG